AGGGCAACCTTTTATACCCAATAGGAGAGGCGGCAGATTTAATTGTTAATCGGCCCGCAGCAGGTCTTCAGAATTTATTGAACGATTTGAAATACAGTGCGGCTGGACGTTTTGTTGGTGCCAGTGAATACGGGGAGCAGAAGCCCGCTCCAAGAACAGGAACTCCTGCTCGACAATCGATTATTGATTACATGAACACCGGTGAACTTAGAAAAACCGGTATTTTCCGAGATACTCAAGCCCCTGAAGTTATATCGAGTGCTCGGGCCTCTGAGCAAGACTCGATTAAAAGGCGCCTTGAGTCTCAAGGATACGACCTGTCTGGTGACCAACAGTTTTCTCCACAGCCCTCGACCCTGGGATCTATGGAACCTGACGTTGAAAGCATGACTAATCCGTTAGGTCGCCCACGCACTCCGGTGGAAGCAGAAAGTGATGCGTTAGCAGAAAGCTTGATGCCATCGGACATGGTTGCCCCTGGAACGCGTGAAGCGGAAGAAGAGGGCATGGGTGAAGGCGTTCTTTCAGGTTTCACTATGATTACTGGTGAAGAGCAGCCAAAAACAAAGTCTGGTGCAGATAAGCCTGCTCCAGCACCTGTGTCCATCACAAAGGCTGGCCTCCAAGCAAGTACTGCAGCTGTTAAAGACAAAACGCAGGAGATTGCTGAGTTTCTTGGCAGTTCAAAAGCTTCTGAAACAGAAAAGAACGACGCGATCTTGGAGCAGTTTGGCTACAAGAGTCCTGAAGAAGAAATCAAAGGGCTTAAAAAACGTGCTGAACTTAATGCACAATTGTACCGAGATATCGCAGGCGTTGATCCAGAAGAAGACAAAAAGATCGACGGCTATAACTTGGCTATGATGGGCTTTATGATTGCGGCAGGCGATAGCCCAGACGCACTACAAAATATTGCTCAGGGCATGGCCAAAGGTACGAGCATGATGATGGACACGAAGAAGGCTCGCCAAGAGCGTGACCGTCAGTTCAAGATCGCTGGTCTGGATAAAGCAATTAAAGACGATGAGAAGCGCAAGCAGTTGGCTATTGACGCGTACAACAAGACGCAAGATCGCCGGTTCTCGTTACTCACAGATGCGCTTAAGGATGCGCGGCAACAGCAGCTGGTCATGATCCAGTTATCTGCCAAAGAAGACATGTTAAAAACAGAACTTCAAGCCAAGCGTGAGATTGTTAACGATCAAAACCTTAGCGCAGAAAAACGAGCTGAACTTGCTGCTGAACTCGGAGTTCTTGAAAAGCAGATCGCGGGCCTCGGACCTATCGGAGCAATGGCTGTTGGTGAGCTTGGTATCGCCGACGCCATTGAAGGCGATAACTTTGGCAACAAAGTGGACGAGATTCTGAATGACCCAACTAAGCTTGCTCAAGCACAGTCAATTGCAAGCATGAGCAAGACAACAAAAACGGGTCCTCAAGAGAGTGTTCCTGAGCGGTTTGCTCAGGACTTAATAAAGGATAGAGAATGGGTCGAAAGAAATCAGTATGCGGCGATAGAAACGCTTCAGTCGCAAGGGATTGAAAAACCGACGCAGAATCAAATTGAAATTGAGTTACGGAACCGAGCGGCGCAGCAAGCCACTACCCCGATTACTGGGGGTGCTGCTGCCCCGGCGGCTGCTGCCCCGAACACAGTATTTGATACGCAGCCCTCAGATGCCGAACTTCAGCAGTTGTATCAACAAGGTGTTCGACAAATTACAATTGGTAACCAAACATATCCTCTACGGTCTCAGTAAGTTGGATTGACTATGGCAAAAATTGTATTAGGCGCTCCTATTCAACAAGATGAGAATAAGACGCCTAAAATCACATTAGGCGCTCCTATTCAACAAGAACAAGTTGCTGAAGACGAAGGGGTTTTGCAGGAGCTTGGTGAAGGTATCTTGTCTGGCGCTATTGCCATTCCAGAAGGTATTGCTGGCCTTATAGCCAACAGCATCGACTTGATGGCCGACACTAACTACAGCACCAACGTCAAAGAAAACGCTAAATTTCTTCGTGACACACTTGGTCTTGATCCCGTGGGTTTTGCAGGCAAAGGCGCAGAAGTTGTCACACAGTTCGTGGTCCCAGGTCTTGCCGTCGCAGGTGCGGTATCCAAGGCATCAAAGCTCGGTCAATTAGCAAAGTCTGGTCAACAGTTAACCAAAGGCCAGAAGTTTGCGCTTGGAGCGCAGCAAGTAGCGGCTGCTACAGGTGCTGATATTGTCGTTGCAACTGACGGAGTCACAACCATTGGTGACTTCTTTGAAGGTGGACCAACACAGACTGACCAAGAAGTAGGACTTCAAGGTCGTGAAGAGGCACTTCGTCAGTTAACCAATAAGTTTAAAGTCGGAACCGAAACCGGGGCACTCGTGGCGGCGGCGCCCGCAGTACTTGCAGGTGCAGGTGCCGTGCTTAGTAAGACAGGGGATGTTGCTGCAACTGCTGCTGCCCCAGTTCTTTCCCCCGTTGCTCGCGCAGTGCGCGAATCCAGCGTCATGAAAGGCACCAAAGATTTTCTGGACGAGATCGAAGCAACTCGGATCTTGGCCCCTGAACAACAGAACTTTTTACGAAACAGTCTTGCTGACACACTGGCTCTTTTCGGATATCGCGGGTTTTTACCTAAAGCGGTTGCTAATGAGCGTGCAGCAATTTCTGCGCGTGGTGAAGCTGAAATTAAAATCGCAACTAATACAATCAACGAATTGAATGACGCGATTGAAGCAATTACCAAAGGTAACAGTGAGCTAACAAGAAAGTCGCTTCTCGACAACTTGGAAGCTTTTTTAGACCCAGCCTCCAAGGGACCAAATACTGCCACCGCTCGAAAAGAATTACTAAGTAACTTGCCAATAGCTATTCAACCAATTGCAGTAAAGATGCGTTCGCATATTGATGGGTTGTCCAGAGACGTGATGGAAAGTGACCTAGTTAACCGAATGAAGGGCACTACTCCGGTTAAAAACGCGAAGCAGTCTCCGGGCGATATTCTTTCTAATACAATCGAAAAAAACTTAAACACATATCTCCGCCGTAGGTACCTCGCAAAGATTGACCCAAACTACACGCCGGATAAGGCAACACTAGACGCCGCAATCGAAGGTTTTAAGAAAGATCCTTCCAGCACGCTAAGGTATTTAAAGGAGCTTCATGAAAAAGCTCCAAATGAGTTTCCTACATCCCGTCTTGGGCTATCGGATGATGCATCTCGTTTAGAAGGAAACACAATATCTCAGGTTCAGGCGGAGCTTGCTGCAAAAGAGTTTTTGGAACAAAGCCGAGTTAGTGCGGCGAAAGTGACAGATGACTTAGGTCGGGCCGCAATTGAGCGTATCCGTGCGGGTATGTTTGCTGATAAAAAAACAATGCCTGAATATCAACGCCGGTTACTTGGTGAAATCAAAGATCCAGAAGAAGCTTATCTTTCTACGATTGCCGATCTGGCTGAGTTTAAAGCTACAGATAAGTTCTTTGGTAAGATTCGCGAACTCGCAGACAATAACGAAGGCCTTGGACGTTTCATTATCGATCCAAACGGTCAGGCACCTGCTGGGTACAGACGGTTGGGCGACCCGGCTAATATACAGTTTGGTACAGGTAAGGGTCTTGCTAAGGCCAACTACGGTTCGCTCGAAGGGTACTATGTACCTGAGCGGATTTATAAAGACCTGACCAGAGCCGTGCAACAGGACCACGGCCCCATGTTAAACACACTGCGCGGGGCTTACGCAGGTTTGATTCGTGCAAAAGGTTTCACACAGTACGGGAAAACAGTGCTGTCTCCGATCACACAGATCCGTAACGTGACTTCAGCATCTTTGTTTGCCTTGGCACAGGGCAACTTAGGGCGTGGAGCAAACTTGTTTGAATCTGTCGGTCTTGTTATGGACGACATTAGAAAGATCACACCGGAAGCACAGCTTAAAGAACTGGCGGAACTCCAGTCGTTGGGTGTCATTGGTACGCAAGCAGAACTCCAGGAAATCCGCCGCCTGATTAACAAAGGTACAGCTGTTAGCAGTCTGTCAGAAGGTGGTCAGCAAGTTGGTCGTCAGTTTGCGGAAAAATTATCGCGGTCAAAAGGCGGGGACTTCTTACTGAGCGCCGGTAAAAAGATTAAAAGCGCCGGTAGCACAATGGAAGATCTGTACCAGGGTGGTGACGACATCTGGAAGATCTATAACTTTAAGTTTGAGCAAAGCAAACTGCGGAACGCTTTTCAGCAGATGGGTGATGAAGCATCCTTACGTTATGCCCAGAGCAAAGGCTTCAATAACATAGACGACTTTATTAAAGCGGAAGCTGCGGACATCGTTAAGAACAACGTGCCAAACTATAACTTGGCACCTGAGTTTATTCGTAGCCTTCGTGTACTGCCTATTGGTAACTTCATTGCATTCCCGTATGAGATCCTTCGCACCGGTGCAAACACTGTCACCCGTGGATTGCAGGAACTTGCATCTGAGGTACCTGAAATTCAGAAAATAGGTCTACGCCGTCTGACCGGTGCTGCAACCACATACAGCATCTTCCCTATGGCACTGTCAGAGTTAGCATACTCGCTAACCGATGTGTCGGAAGAAGAAATGAAAGCGTACCAGCGTTCGCTTGCTGCTCCGTGGGAACGTAACGCACGTTTGATCCCGACAGGTCGTGACGAAAACGGACTGCCAACATACATCAACTACAGTTACACCAATCCGTATGACATGCTCGAGCGATTTGTTAATGGTGCGATAAACAAGTACACCGAAGCGCAAGAGCTTGGTAAAGATACAAGTGTTGCGGTGGCGTCTGCCGGTTGGGAGGCACTTACTGAGTTGGTCAGTCCATTCACCGAAGAGTCCATTGCATTTGCTGCACTTAGAGACGCACTGCCTGTCCCAATGGGAGGCCGCGGTGGCGAGACAGTTACCGGTGCACGAATTTATAACCCTGACGAGTCATTAGGGGATCAACTTGCGAAAGGATTTACGCACATCGCAGGAACAATTCTTCCACTTTCTGCCACACCTTTCGATGTTCGAGGCGGTGAGGTTGAAGTTGGCCGGTTTACTCGTTCTTTGATTTCTGCCACCGGCCTTGATGAAGTGACCGGTATTTCACCAAAAGATCGTCAGGACCGTGAACGACAGTTCGCCGGGGAAATTGTTCGAGCCTTTACAGGTATCACAGAGAACACAATTAATCCTGAGCTTGGCGTTAAGTTTAAAGGCTATGAGTTCAGTGATGCCCGAGTAAATACATCAAACATTTTTAACCGAATTGCACGTCGCCCAAATCTGACAAGTGGCGATGAAATTCTTGATGCCTATGTGACAGCAAACGAAGCACGTTTTCAGGTGTTTAATAAGTTTCATCAAAACATCGAAGATTTCCGTAAAATGGGACTGTCTGACCGCGATATCCGAGGAATCTTAAAGAAGGCTGGGATTGGTGGTGTCGAAGATTTGATTCGTGGTCGCTATGAGCCGTTGAAAATTTCAGAGCCAGTGGAGCAAGAAATGCGCCGCAACGGAACGTGGTCCTTGGTCCCTCGTTCAGAATTACGCAGTATCCAACGAGAACAAAGCCGCCGTGAGTTTGGCGAACAAGAGGAGCCTGTTGTTGAAACAGCACCAACACCAACACCACAACCTGAAGCTCCATCAACAAGAGTAATTTTAGGAGAGCCAGTGTCACCTTCTCGAGTTACTCTTGGGCAGCCTATAAGTCAAGCACCGTTACAAACCAGTAACCAAGTGTCACCTATTCTAGTACCCAATCCAATTACTAGAGCCACAGTAGGAAGTAGATAATGGACCGTCAAAGATTATTCAAGCAGTTACGTCTTCACGAAGGCGTTGAAAAGTTTCCATACCGCTGTACTGCGGGTTACCTGACAATTGGCGTAGGCCGCAATATTGAAGAGCGCGGCTTGCTCGATGACGAGATTGACTTCATCCTCGATAACGATATCGAAGTGGTGATGAACGAAGTGTCTGTTACCTTTGACTGGTTCTTTGATTTATCTGAAGTACGTCAACGCGTTGTTGCTGACATGATCTTCAACATCGGAATGCCACGTTTTAAGCAATTCAAAAAAATGATCGCCGCATTGGAAGAAGGCGATTGGTCCGAGGCGGCCAACCAGATGATGGACTCAAA